GAGGACCTGCGGACGCTCGGGGCGGTCTTGAGCTACAGCGACCCGCACGTCCCCTCGCTGCCGCGGATGCGCAAGCACGCCTTGCGGATGGACAGCACGCCCCTGACGCCCGGGTTCCTGGCTTCGCAGGACTGCGTGCTGATCGTGACGGACCACTCGCGGTTCGATTACGACGTCATCGTCGGGAACGCCAGGCTGGTCGTGGACACGCGCAACGCCCTCGCCGGGCGCGCGGGGAGGGCCCGCGTCGTCAAGGCGTGAACCGGAGGGCGAATTCAGCAGACGCCGACCACGCCGGCCTGGCCGACGCCGCCGTCGGACGTAACGGAACGGCAAGGGACGGGCGGTCGAAGTTGCCGGGGTCAGGTGACGAATTCACGCTGTCCTGCTTCAGGAAGCACTCTCCGCCAACTTCACGGAGAGGGAATTGCCGAACCGCCAACCTCCATCGCCCGCGAGATCCTGCCGGCCGTCCAGAACGTGCAGGCATCGGCCAGGCGGATCGCGCGCACCGAGTCGCTCCGCGTCGCCGCGGCGGTGCAGATGGAGGCGCACGCCGGCCTCGGGAGCCTCGTCGTCGGCTACCGGATCAACGCCACGCTGGACAAGAATACCAGACCCGAGCACCGCGCCCGCGACGGCACGGCCTACTACGCCCACCCCCAGGGCGACCAGCTCGGCTACGACCAGATGCCGCGGCCGCCGCAAGAGTCGGATGGGTCGATGGCGTGGAATTGCAGGTGCTGGCTTTCTCCTCTCATCCGAGGCTGAAAGGAGAGATTTGCCGGGTAGAATGAGCGGGCCGCGAGAGTGCTGGTAACACTCCGCGGCCCTACCACAACCCGGAGGCTGCCCGGATCATGGATCATTCCAATTCTATTGCGCCGTTTCCCAGCGATATCGACCGTGAGACTTTCGGCCCTTGGCTATCTGGCTTCACGGATGGCGAAGGATGCTTCCAGATCTGGACGGCTCGCGTGCGGCGATGGTCCCGTGGCGGCGCTTCCTTCACCATTGCCCTGCGAGCCGACGATGGCGCCATCCTGGAGTTGATTCAATCCTTCCTCGGGTGCGGGAAGATCCATCGCAAGCCGGGGCGGACCTGCACTTGTCGGAGCGGCAAGTTGTCCGTCATCAATCCCCAGCACTTCTTTCGGGTCGATTCCCTTTCGTCGCTTACCGATGTTGTCGCCCCACATTTCGAGCGTTTTCCGCTCCTTGCCAAGAAGCGGCACGACTTCGCCATCTGGAAACAGGGAGTCGCGATACTCCGCCGCATCGCCACTCGAAAGCGTTGCGGCCGGGGCATGGGGCGCGGCACGGCGCCGAAGTGGACTTTGCCCGAATGGAATGAGTTTGTCGAACTGGTGGCGGCACTCAAGGAGGTTCGCCGGTTCAAGCCGGAAGCTATCTGACACCTCACCCTCATAATTCGCGCATGATTTGTGCTTGACGATTCGGATTATGCCGGTAGGATGGGCAACTGCTCGCCCAGAACACCCTATGGGAGATCGTCAATGCGAATTATTGCGAAACTGAAACGTGCTTTCGCGGCCCGGGAGAATGGCCGCAAGCCGCGGCAGCCCCGGCGGGCCCGCCCGCGCCTGGAGGGGCTGGAGGAGAGGTGGTGCCCCAGCTACACCTGGACGGATTTGTCCGGTGACCACAAGTGGAGCACCGACACCAACTGGAAGGACAGCACCACGGGAAACCCGGCCACGTCGCCCCCGTCGTCCAGTACGGACGTCAGCTTCAACGGCACCGTGAGCAACGACGACTGTAGTATCGACGCCAACGCCACCTGCCGGACCATGAGTTCCACCGGCGCCTACAGTGGCGACGTTCAGATCGGCAACGCCACCCTCACGATCACGGGCAGCGCGTCGAGCACCTGGAACACCGGCAAGATCGACTCCGGCAACAATAACGCGAAGATCGACCTGAACGGCGGCACGTTCACCTACAGTGGCGGGACGGACTTCAACGGCGCGAACACGAACACCCTCGACGTGTTCATCGAGGGTGCCGGGACCTTCAAGTGGAACTCCAACAACCTCAAGGCCAACGCCGCCTTCGACGTTGGCCGCACCCCTGCCGGCGTGGACGCCTCCGGGGCAATGGAGATGGAGATGAACGGTGACCCTCTGCGGGTCACCGTGTGGACGCATGGAATCTTCACGGTTGACGCCAACGAGGGCGTCTTCCTCCAGGGCACCAACAACTTTACCAGCTACGGCACGGTGACGCTCAACACGAGCGGCGTACTCGACACCCGCTTGAGCGGCGCCAACGGCAACGTGTCCATCCTCGGCGGCACGTTCGACATGGAGGACGGCGGCACCATCAGGTCCAACAACGCCGTCACGTTCGACAACGCCAAGCTCGAGCTGGGCAGCTCATCGACCGCCTACGGCACGGCGAACATCCAGGCGGACGTGGTCTTCAAGGACCACGCCCTCTTGCAGGCCAACGTAAACGAGTCCACGGCGAGCACCTGTTCGTCCCTCGCCGTGACCGGCAACTGTGACGTGAACGCCGACAGCACCACCACGTTCGCCGCCGAGACGAGCGGGACCGGCACGCCGGGCCAGGCCCACGATTACGCGATCATTCAGGTTTCCGGCACGGGCAAGTCACTGAGTCACCAGTTCACCAACTATCAGTGGCTGGGCAACCTCTTCAACTGGACGCCGGGCTACACCGGCACGAAGTTCCACCTTACCGGAACCACCTGATCCTCCCCTGGTTCCAGTTGCCGTGGTAGCCGCCCGGGGGCGGCAGGGCCGTGAAGCAGAGCGACCTCTCAGCGAAGTCGCCTTTGGTCCAGCCGCCCCTCCTGTCCTTCGCTATCCTTACGCTCCAGTTGTACCAGCGCCCGCCCTTCCGCCTCTCGCGCACGCTCAGGGTGCGCGTCTTGGCGTCCCACGACCACGTCCCGTTCCACTCGCCCCCGGGGAGGCGTCGCCGCCCCGGGTCGCGCGGCCCCCAGGCCAGGGGGTACGCCTTCCAGGTCCGGTCGCGCCCCAGGTGGACCTCGAACGCGGCAACCTGGCGGGTAATTGGCGAGCCCTGCTCGTCAACGGTCTTCGCGGACCACTGGAGCCGCCAGCGAATGGGCTGCCCGTCGAAGGGCATCTCCTGAAGGATGTCTTTTGTCTCTGGCAGCAGAGGCAAGGGACGCTGTACAGGTTGCTTGGGCTGCAAAGGCGCGGGCGCGCCAGGGATCAGGGCGCAGGCGAGAGCGAGCGGGCAGAGCATGGGAAGCCTCCGCGAACAGAGATGACCGGCAGGCCATCTTACACGTCAGGCGGGCCTCGGGCCACCCCGACGCCGCAAATTCCGCGCGCCGGAGTTGATCACAGTCAATCCCGCGGGGGAAGCTGTGAGCATGACACCGCGGCGACGCCTCACCCTGCTCCGCGAATTCGCGCCCGAGGTGGGCGTCAAGCACCGCGTTGACCGCGCGAAGTGTATCATCTACGGCGTCAAGGTGCTCGGCCGGAAGAGCCCCAACAAGCACGGCCTGGCCGAGGCGACGCAGGGGACGGAGTACACGACGGAGGCGATGGAGGCCGCGCTGCACCGCTACGAGGGGGCGAAGGTCAACATCGACCACCCGCCGCGCGAGCGGCCCGGCAAGGAGCGGTCGGCGCTGGACCGGAGCGGCAAGCTGCTCAACGCCCGGGTAACGCCCGAGGGCATCCGGGCCGACCTGAAGCTGATCCCGTCGCACCCGATGACGCCCCGGCTGCTCGACGCCGCGGAAGACCCCGACCTGAACGACTGCTTCGGCCTGTCTCACAACGCCTGGGGCCGGGGCGACGTGCGAAACGGGCGGTACGTGATCACGGAGATTCCCGAGGTGCGATCCGTCGATGTGGTCGCGGACGCCGGAACCGTCACAAGCCTTTTTGAGAGTCGCAACATGGCTCAAACGCTGAAGAAGCTTCTGGAAGGGCACAAGACGGCCAGGGCGAAGAAGAAGGCCGTTCTGGCTCTGCTCGAAGAGGGGCCCGACGGCTACGGCGACATGCCGATGGAGACCGGCGACGGGGGCGAAGTCGAGGCCGAGGATCACCTCTGCAACGCGATCACCGCCGTGATCAAGGACGATGGGATGTCCCCCGAGGAAAAGAAGAAGAAGGTAATCGCCCTGCTCAAGGTGCTGCACGACGGCGAGGGCGAGGGCGGCGGCAAAGAGGAAGAGGTTGCCGAGGGCGACGACGAGGAAGAGGAGCGGGAGACGGAGGAGTGCGAGGAAGAGCAGCCCGGCAAGAAGGTGAAAGAGTCGAAGCGGCCCCGCCGGCACAAAGACCCCACCGTGCGGAGCTTGCAGGAGCGACTCGACCTGGCGGACCTGCGCGAGTGGTGCCGCGAGGAGTGCGAGCGGCTGCAGGTCGCGTGCGACAAGGCGCTCCTCGAAGGCCTGGTCGCGATGCGCGAGCGGCCGAAGATCACGGCTCACCTGACCTGGATCAAGGGCAAGACGGTCCCGGCTCCCGCGGGGCGGGGCGGCCAGCGGCCCGTCAGCCAGGGCCAGGGGGCGACGCGGCCCGTGCAGGAGCAGGCCGAGGCCAACGGAATCCCGAAGGACGGCGACCAGCAGCTCGCCTGGCTCCGGAGCTGAACTACCCAACCCCCGAGCAGGGGTCGAGTGCTCGCAGGGTGTGCAGGGGGCGGCCGACCACGGGGCCAGCTCCCATCCGGGCCGATCCGGGTGCTTGCCGTGGAAGCGAGAACGACCCCGAAAACAGCCGCCGTCCCGATCGAGCCGGGGCGGCACACCTTCCCGAACCGGCCGAAGTGAAAGGGTCACGATGAGCAGCAACAACGACTTCAACCGCTTCGTCCTGCCGGACCACCTGACCAACGATTACGCCATCCCCTACGTCAGTGGGAACTCGGCGATCGCCGTCGGCGTGGGCGACCTGTGCTATTGGAAGACGCAGGATTCGACCTACGGCGACGTCGCCTGGCCCGCCGACCAGCTCACGAGCACGACCAGCGAGGCGCTCGACCAGTTCCAGTTCGGCTCGCTCTTCGTCGGCGTCTCGCAAGAGCAGATCCTTTCCACCGAGACGAACAAGAACAAGAAGTTCACCGTCCGCACCGACGGCGTCTTCGAGTTCAAGTGCCCCTCGCAGACGTTCAAGAAGGGCGCGCTCGTCGGCATCTACTCCAACGGCACGGCGCTGGACCCGCAGCAGGTGGACGCGCTCCAATACGGCGGCGTCGCCATCGGCTGCGTCGTCAAGGACTACCCGGTCGCGACGACCCGCGTCCGCGTGCGGCTGGTGAGCCGCTACTCCGGCCTGGTCCCCGGCGGCGGCCTGGAGCCGGCCGGCACGCTGACCATGTTCGGCGGCTCGGCCTACGGGGCGCTGTTCGGCGCGTTCGGCGAGGAGGGCAACCTCTACCGCAACGTCGGCAACCCGATCGCCGGCAACGGGGCCGACGCCACCGACGACGTCCTCGACGGCTTCGTCCTACCGGCCGGGGCGTTCGACCAGGCCAAGCGCGGCTTGACCCTGACGTTCTCGGGCAAGTTCGGGGCGACGGCCAACAACAAGGTCATCAAGATCTGGCTGAACCCGACGTTCAACGCCGGCCCCTCCCCGCCGGCCCCCGTGATCACCAACGGCGTCATCACGGGCGGCAACGTCACCGGCGCCGGCTCGGGCGTGCTGGTCTACACCTCCGGCACGCAAACGGGCAACAACGTCGGCTGGTCGATCCTGGTCAACCTGTTCAAGTACGGGGCGAACGGCTCGAACACGCAGTACGCCCAGGTGCAGCCGATTTTCGGGGCGACGCACGGCGGCACCTCGGCGCCGTCCTTCCTCACCATCCCCGAGAACGCGGCCATCAACGTCGTCGTCACCGGGTCGTCGGGCAGTTCGGCCGCGAACGACGTGGTGCTGAACTTCTCCGAAGTCAACGCGATGAACTGATCCGGCGGAAGCCGGTGGCAAAGGGGCCGATCAACCGCGGCACGCACGAGAGCAGCAATGCTGACCATCACGAAAACCCGGGCGCTGTACGAGAGCTACGTCAACGACCCGCAGCGGGCCGGGGGGCGCGGCCGGCACGCCTTCGTCACCCAGGTTCGGCACTGGCTCGGCCTGTGCGACAAGCACGGCAACAACCATCGCGACCCGGCCGGCAACCGCCGCATCCGGGAAGCGAAGATGCAGCCCAACGAGTTCGACATCGGCGAGCTGGCCGCGTCGCTGATCGGGGCGGCCTACAAGGATTACTTCGACCCGTCGAACCCCGGTTCGATGGCCGGCCTCGCCCGGCACCGGCTCCTCGTCGAGGGCGCGCACCCCGGCGACGAGCGGGCCCTGCTCGAAGCAACCGGCGTCGGCGTGGATGTGTCGGCGTTCGCCAACATCAACGCATGGACGGGCGTCGTCGGCGGCCTGATCGAACGCAAGATCCTCGAAGCGTTCGAGTCGCCGGAGTTCATCGCCGACGAGCTGATGCCGGCCGAGCCGACCAAGGTCAAGGAAGGTCAGAAGGTCATCGGCGTTTCGCGGATCGGCGACAAGGCCGAGGAGCGGCAGCCCGGCGAGCCGCACCGGCGGGCCGGCGTCGGCGAGCGGTTCGTCACCCTCCAGGGGACGCGCGAGAACGCCCTCGCCATCGACGTGTTCAAGGAAGCCGTCTTCTTCGACCTGACGGGGCAGCTCCTGGAGCACGCGGCGCAGGTCGGCGAGTGGCTCGCCTACCGTAAGGAGATCGACTGCATCGACGCCTTCATCGGCGTGACGACGCAGTCGGGCGGCCGGTATCAGTTCACCTACCGCAACGCGGTTTACAACACCTATTCGACCTCGGCGCAGGCGCAGGCGAACAACAACAACATCCCCATCGGCTACATGAACCAGCAGCCGAACGAGCTGATCGACTGGACGAACCTCGAATCGAGCTGGCTACTCTTCGTCCGCACGACGGACCCCGAGACGCAGACCCGCGTCCGGGTCATGCCCGATACGCTTCTGGTGAACCCCGGCAAGCTGGCGACCGCCGAACTGATCGTCGGCGCGACCAACCTCGAACGCCGGACGGCCGTCGGGGCGACGCAGGCCACCGCCGGCGTCTTGCAGGTCGGCCAGGGCGCGGGCAACCCCGCGGGCCGCTTCGGAACCAAAAAGATCCTCTACAGCCCGCTGGTGGAGCAGCGCTGCACGGACGCCACGGGCCTCAACCTGAACCAGGCCAACGCCACGAAATATTGGTGGCACTTCCAGCGCGGCAAGGCGTTCAAGTACATGCAGAACTGGCCGCTCAACGTGGCGCAGGCCCCGAGCAACAGCTACGACATGCTCGACCGCGGCATCGTGGCGAGCTACTTCGCGAACGAGCGCGGCATGCCTTCGGTCTGGTCGCCCTGGCACGTCGTCCTCAATACCAACTGATTTCCCAAGCGGCCCACCTCCTCGGCCGAGCCGGCGTACCGATGGGCCGGTGTTCCGAAACAGATCGGCGAGCCGTGCGACTCGGCTCATCAGGGGGCGGGCCGGCGCCCGCCAGAGCCTCATAAGCTCCGGTCGCCTGGATCGACACCAGGGCCCCTGACTCCAAGGGAGGTTGATCATGGCGAAGACGAGGCAGCAGGTTGCGGAGGAGCGGCGGTTCGGGCGGGAGCTGTCCGAGCGCGAGCGGGCGGCCGCCGCCGTCGGTACGGACGAATGGGCGGCGAAGGAGCTTGCCGAGATCGACGATAGCCACCTGCACGGCTCGCCGCTCGACGAGCGGGACGACCCGCCGCCGCCCCCGTCGGCCGCCCGGCCCGGCGTCTACTCGGTCCGCCTCCGCGACTACCCGCGGCAGGTGATCGCGACGGGCCTCCCTGCGGGGCCGGAAGCCGAGGCCGTCGCCAGGGAGCGTTACAAGGCGTGGTTGGAGGTGTACCGCGCCGACCTGGTCCCCGAGGTGGAACTGGTGTGAGATGGCAGCCGCGACGCCCCTCCAGAACCTGACGCAGGCGTACCAGAACTACACGCAGATTCTGGTTCTGGTGACGCAGGTCGTCGCGAACCCGACGCAGGCGAACATCGACGCGGCGGTTGCGGAAACGGATCGTTTGGGCGTGGTCGGGCCGAAGCCGACCTACAGCGCGGACGGCGAGAACTACGACTGGACGGGGTATCAACAGTTCGTGCTGAACCAGATGGAGACCCTGGAGCGGGCGATTCAGCGGGCGGGCGGGCCTTTCATGATCCCCACGCGATGGAGGACGTGAGCCGTGATCCTGAGCACGAAGATTGCGGCAGCCAACAACGGCGACAACACCCTCGTGGCTGCGCCCGCGGCCAACCAGGTGATTCGCGTGCTCTCTTTCCTGCTCATCGCCCAGGGGACCGTCAAGGCGAAGTTCCAATCCGACAACTCGGGCGGCGCGCCCGTGGACCTGACCGGCCCGCTGTCCCTGGTGGCCCAGACGGTCGTTCCGAGCCCCGCGCCGGTATGGACGCCCGGCGGGCTGCAAGGGCAATTCGAGTGCGCCCAGGGCAAGCAGTTGAACCTGAACCTGTCGGCCGGCGTCGAGGTTGACGGCTGGCTCACCTATCAGCTCATCAAGGTGTAACATGGCAAACCCGCGGTGCTACGCGATTGACACTTCGTTCGCCGTCGCCTCCCCGACCAAGACGGCGATTACCCTGGCCTCGACGACGGCCGTCCGGCCGGAAATCTTCGACATGGAGTTGGGGTTCAGCTCGGCCCCGGCCGACAACGCCCTCGTCGTCAAGGTCCAGCGCTTCACCGCGGCCGGCACGACCACCTCGCAGGCGCCCAACCCGCTCGACCCGGCCGACCCGGCGAGCACCACGGTCGGCGGCGTGATCGCCACCGTGGAGCCGACCTACACGGCCGGGCTGATCCTCTTCCACCTTGCGCTCAACCAGCGCGCCTCTCAGCGGTGGATCGCCGACCAGCGCGGGCCGCTCAAGCTGCCGGCGCTGGCGAACAACGGGGCGGGCCTGTACGCGGTCCACGCCTCGGCGACGCCCAACTTCGACCCGTGCGTCTGGTTCAACGAGTAACCCGGCCGCTTCGCGGCGGAAGACCGCCCCCGGAACAGGGCGAGGTGACGCGATGGTGATCTGTGGTTTGTGTGGTGTGCCGCCGCGGCAGGATGACCCCCTGGCAACGATCCAGTTCGAGGGGGCGCTGGGCGGCACGGTAACGGCGGCGGCCTGCCGCGACTGTCATTGCAAGGTGACCGGCCTGCCGCCCCCGGCGGTCCGGCTCTACCCGCACGGCAAGGATTGGCCGTTCAAGGTCTGCGGCGTCTGCCGGCAGGCGCTCCGCGAGGGCGACCGGGGCGAGATCATGCGGGTGGCCCCGGAGGACTGCGAGGCCGACGGCGTCGAGCCGGGGTGCTACGGCAACTGCTGCCAGGAATGCGTTGATCGTTACCGGCCGCGGATCGCGGTCCGGTTGGGGCTGCCCGTGGAGCAGGTCGCGGGGAACATGCTGCTATGAGCATCGAACGTGCGACAGCCCCGGCCGCGGCCCGCTCGGGCATCCTGATTACCACGCCCTACGAGGGCGGCCCGGTGGTGATCGAGGATACCGTCTCGTGCATCCACTGTGCTTACACCTGGGTCTGGCGGCCCGGTTCGGGCAAGCGGCGCGGGTGGTGTACGCGGTGCAACGGGATCGTCTGCGGCCGGCCGCACTGCGCGGCGCTGGGCTGCGTCCATCGGGAAAGGTTGCTGGAGAACATCGAGCAGGGCAAGCCGCTGGGTCACGTCCCGATCGTCGGGCGAGTCGAAGCGGAGCCCCCGAGGGGATGAGAGATGAACGGCGGCTTCCTCGTGAGCGCTGGCGTCTGGGTCGAGGCGGGCGATCTGTCCGCCTCGGTTCGTCGTCCGTCCGCGAATCCCGCCCTGGCGAGCACCCACCTGGCGGACCCGACGCAGGCGACGTTCATTCCCTCGGGCCTGCCGGCCTGGGACATGAGTTGGGACGCCCCGCCCTGTCCGCCGCCCGTCCGCCGGGTCGCACCGAGGCCGGTCCCGCCCGACGCGGCGGGCCGCGTCCGCCCCGACTTCGAGGACGTGGCGGCTGCCCTGGCCTGGCACCCGCGGCAGACCGAACGCATCATTCCGCGGCCGCGCAACGTGCCCCCCTCGCCCTGCGAGCCCGAGGTTCCGCTGCCCCTGTCGATTGACGCCCTGGGCGTGAT